CGCCATCGGTGAAATCTGTGACCTCTTCACCCCTGACGAATGCCGAAACTACTTCGCCGCAGCCGGCTATCGATTCATTTGAAGGTTCGCTGCTCTAGATTGCAAAAAGTGATATCAAGACTTAAATTGCAATCGTGAACGGCAAGCAGAAAAAGACTCTGCAGGCCATCTTCGCGGAGCCGGTCTCGGCGACAATCGAATGGCGGGCGATCGAAAGTCTGCTTGTCGCGGTCGGTTGCCAAGTGAGCGAAGGCGCCGGTTCGCGGGTTCGGTTCGAATGTCGCGGCGTGTTCCTCACCGTTCATCGCCCGGATCTGCGCAAGGAGGCGAAGCCTTACCAGATCAGAGCCTTCCGCGAGTTCCTGAGCAAAATCAGATTTTGAGATGAACCGCAATCTTTCTTACAAGGGCTATTATGCCGCCGTTCAGTTCTCGGCGGAGGACGACCTCTTTATCGGCCGCATTGCCGGGATCAATGACGTGGTCACTTTCGAGGGCGAGAGCGTGGCGAAGCTGAAGAGCGCTTTCCGCGAAGCCGTCGACGACTATCTCGCCGCCTGCACTGAAATCGGCAAGAAGCCGGAAAAAGGCCTATTCTGGCCAATTGATGCTGCGTCTATCGCCAGAGGTCCATGCCAAAGCCGCGCTCGCCGCCGAACTCGCGGGGAAAAGCCTCAATCAATGGAGCGAGGAGGCTTTGGCCGCCGCGGCCGACGCGGAGTGAGCGATCATAGCTTGCCGCCCGGGAAGGTCGCCTGGATCGCCGCCACGGTCGCCCTACGGTCTGCGCCCGGAGAAAGCTGATCCTCCGCCGGCGGCTTGTACCGCGCCAGCGCCGCCAGCAGCCAATGCGCCGGCGGATGCGCGCGCCATTCGGCCTGAAGCGCGCGAAGGCGCGGCAGGGTGAGATTGTCCAGCGCCTCGTCCCAAGTCCAGCCGGTATTGGCGACGATATGAGCGATCAACCGGTCGAAATCGGCTCCCCCAAAGGGTGCGGCGCCTCCGCCGCCGCTTCGGGTGACGCGGGCGAAACAGCGCGCAGACCCGCCGCCCGCGCAATCGCCGGAAAGGCCAGCATCAGTTCGCCGAGCGAGAAAGGCAGATCGAGGAACGCGTCGCGGCTGAGCTCTTTGTCGACCGCGGCAATCGCGAGATAGGCGGCCTCGGCCAGACGATCGAGCTGTGCTTCGGTGAAACGAGCAATGCTCGTCGCTGAAGCCCCGGCCTCACCAAGTTCGGCATGGAGCTGGAACAGGATGGGCTGGATTTTCTTGATCGCTCGGAACGGCAGGTGCGGGAGCGCCCAAGTCCGACCGCCAAGCGTCACGATGAAGGTCTTCTCGCTCACGCGGCGTCTCCGAAGTTGAGCTGACAGACCTGGCCGGCGCTGTTGGCGAAACATTGAAAATCGAGTTCGGGCAGCACGAAATCCTCGAGCTTCGTGCCGAAAGCGAGCTTCTCGGCGACGCAATTGTAGAGCAGTACCGAGAATTGTTTGCCGGTGGTCGGATCGGCGGCGAAGAGATTGGCCGAGAAGGAGACCGTCGGACCGATCAATTGCGAGGAGACCGCAATGCTCTCGCCGGTCGAGGCGTTCGAATAGGTATAGCTGACCAGCACAGCCGCGCCGGAATCCCCAGACGCGAACGTGTAGACGCCGGCCGAGACCGAATATTGCCCCGTCGCCGGACTGGAGGCGACCTGCTTCAGCGGCAGACCGCTGGCCGCATAGACGACGCCCTGATCGGAAAGGAACGTCGTGTGATTAGCGACGGTGCACGTGTAAGGCGAGGCGCCGGGCACGGCCGCCGCTTCGCCGAATTGCGTCAGCGTCCCGCCGACCGCCGGTGTCACGCCGAAGAATAGCGCGCCTAAAGCTTGGCCAGAAATCCGCGCCATCTTGGCCTTGCCACTCATCTTGCGGGTGCCCGAACCGATCGCGACCGGGAAGTTGTACTGGCCGAACAACGCTTTGGTCGTCGTGCTGACATTCAACGCGACTTCCTGCGCCAAGCCGAAATTGATCGGCGAGCCGCCTTGCGGCGTGCCGATCAGCACGCCTGATCCGAAGACGAACATGAGGATGCTCCATCGAGAAAGGAAAGCGATCAAGCGCCAACTCGTCATTGCAAGCGAAGCGAAGCAATCCGGGAGCTACGGTGGCTCCTGGATTGCTTCGTCGCTGCGCTCCTCGCAATGACGCCAGAAGTGAACTTCGGATAGGATCTAAGGCAACACCAGCCGTACGCTGACCACTGCCAGCCCGTCGCCGTCGATATCGCCCGTATCGCGCACCGGCACGCCGGCGATCTTGCAGTCATAGACTGCGCCGCCTAGCGTCTGCCGTCCCACCGCGGCGTCGGCACCCTGTGAAGCAAGCGCCGCGTCGATCGCGTCGAGCGCTTCGTTCACCGCGCTGGCGCCTGGCGTCAGCGGATCGCGCGAATCAAAATAGAGGAAGAGCTTCGCTTCGAGGGTACGCCGCGGCGCGGCGAGCTGGCTCCATTGGTACGATTCTGGCCCTGATTCGAGCTGGAAGAAAGCCGGTCGCATCGGCGCCGGCACCTCGCTCCACAGCCTGAGCCGCCGCGACGCGAGGCCCCATGGATAGGCGCCGCCGACGGTCTCGAACAAAGCTGAGAAGGCTGCTTCTCTTCTCATGATCGCTCCCAGGCTTCGCGCGGACTCTCGTTGAGATTCGCGATGATCTCCTCCGCCAGCTCGGCGAGAGAGGAGCGGAGATAAGAGCGCTCAGGCAGCGTCGAACCAGGATGGGCGACGCGGCGTGCGAAGACCACTGAACCGCCATTGGCGAAGGCCAAGGCCTTGCCCTTGATCGCGACGATTTCATACGCTGCGGTCTTGCCGCCATATTCCTGCATCGCCGCGTATTTGATGTCGCCGACAGAGCCGACGCTAACGAAGACGCCCGACGCGTCGACGCCGGCCTCGGCGACGATCGAGTCGCGCAGCGCGCCGCTCGCCGCATTGAGGACGCCGCCCGATAGCTTGTCGTTCCTCACCTTATCGGCGAGCGCCTGCGCGAGCAGTGCGGCTTTCGCCGAAAGGCTGTCGAGCATCTCGGCCGGCAGGCCGGCAAAGCGCGCTTGCGGCGCGTCCGCGCCGTCGAGAGCGACCGTCATCATCTAAAGCGAGGCCCGCCGATAAGGCTGCAACAGCGCGAGGACTGTCGCGGACATGGCCGATGTGTCGAACGAGACCGTCTCCTGCCCGCCCACAGTTTTGGAGCGCAAGCCGATACGGTCAGCGGCGCGGAAACGCTCGGCGACCAGTTCGGTCGTCGCCTGGGCGACATCCTGCGGGATAAAGCCATAAGAGATTGCGACGGCCGCTCCGGAATCGGCCGCGGAGAATGAGTAGAGGCCCGAAGCAACGCTGTACTGTCCCGACGCCGGCGCCGTACCGAGCCTCAGCGCCGCGCCGCTCGCCGCATAGGCGACGCCGAGATCGTCGCCCCAGCCGCCGTAAGGCGCCGCTGGCGCGATCTGCCACGGCGAAGCGGAGGGAACAGTCTGCGCTTCGCCCGAGATCGCATAGCCCGCGGTGTAGGCGACCGCGACGTTTTGGCGGCCGCGCGGAACGGTCCAGCCGAAAATATCGAGCGCCTGCGGCCGGCCAGGCGGCGCGCTGTCCGCGCCTTGCAGCAGATAGCCACTGCCCGGCCGGCCCAGCGGCGCACCAACTGGCATGATCGCGCAACCGTCGATCGAGACGGATTGGACGCTTAGCACCGGCCATTGCCGTAGCAAGACACGTTGGCTTTCCCCATCAAGCGTCTCGCTATAGACGCGAGGCAGGAGCGCCGGCCGTGAGAGCCAGGCATAGATCGCCCGGCTCGCCGCGGTGATCAGCGCGGTGAGCGTCGCGTCATTCGGCGAAGGCGCGGCCGGCAAGCCGAGCCAGGCCTTCGCGGCCGTCAGATTGGTCAGGTCGTCAGCCGCCATAATCGCCCCCACGGGTTTTCGTCGTCTTGTCGCCCGCGGGCGGACACTGCCGATCGCCGTCGCCGAGCGGCGCAAAGCCATGCGCGATGAGATCGTCGACCAGGCCGGCCGGCACGGCGACAGTCCCCTCAGGCGAGGGGACATAGCGCCGGCCGCCGCGCTTGAACGGGCCGCAGGCCGCCGGCGGCTTAAGCTCGACGAGCTTCGCCGCAGCGGCCGGCTTGGCCGCCTTGGCGCGCCGTTTGCGCCTGCTCATCCGTTGCCGATATTGGTCAGGACGCCGACGCCGAACGGCGCATAAACGGCGAGCACTTCCTCGGCATAGACGCCGAATTCGCGTCGCCGGGTGCGGACCGGCCAATCGACCCGATAGTAATCGCGGCGGGTCAGCACTTCGGCGACGTTCGGCGTCTCGTTCGATTGGTACCAGACCGGCAGCCGCTCGCAATAAGCGAGGATCGTGCCGGGCGGCATGTCCGGATGGACCTTGATCGGAATGTCGAAGCCGCCGTCGACGCTGAACGGATTGTAGTACCAGCGTACGACGCCCGAGGCGGAAACGCCATAGGGCCCGCCGATGTCCTGGTCCGCGGCGACATTATAGCGGATCAACGGGCCGGAGGCGTTGGTCAGGCACTTGTTGGTGATATTCTTCTGCTCTTGCGCATTGACGTAGAGGGCGGTCGGCGAAAGCCGATAGTTCGTCCACATCTGCAGGAGCATATTGTCGAGCTCGACCACCGAGCCGCGTCCCGACGACGTCAGGAACGATCCCGTGCCGGCGACGCCAGCGCCGAGGGTCTGGACATAGGCGTTATTCGCAGGATTGAAGCCGATGGTCAGCAGCCCATCGAAAGCGAGCGTCGCGTTGCGCGAGCAATCGGCGGTGATCGTGCTCACAGCTTGCTGCCCGGTGAGGAGCGGCGCGGCGATCGCGAGACTATTGATCGTCGTGATCGCCTGCAGCGTCTCCGAACCTGCTGCGCCGACGAACCAGGCATAGGCCACAGCCCCGTTGACGACCGGGACGGTCGCGAACAAGGTCTGGCCGAGCGTCACGGCCTGCGTCGCATTGGCGCTCTTCATCGACGAGCCGCCGTTCAGCGTATAGGTCGCGCCGTCATTGCCGGTGATCGTCTTCACCGTGGCGAGGCCGCCGCTGAGCGATGAATTGCGATAGCCTTCGAAAGAGAGCGCGACGACGATCACCGAATAGGTGGCGGACGGCAAGGTCGCGCCGGTTCCCGAGGCCGACAGCGAGGGCGCATTCGGCGTTCCGAGCGCCAGCGAAGCATTGCCGCCGAGCAACCCGGCCTCCTCCTTGCGCATCGTCTTCTGCAATAGGCGGAGCGTCGCGGTCGCGTCGATGTCCTCGAAGCCTTGCGCTGCAGCCTCGGCTTCGAACGTCACCGTGTCCTCTTCGCCGAGCGTCATATACGGCGCGACCTGCAAGGCCGACTGGTACGACATGCTCGCCGTGCGCTGGCCTTCCGGCACCCAGCCCATCGCATCGAAGCCCGAACCCATGATCGAGGAGATCGTCCGCCAGCGCGCCGCGTCGCCCGGCGAGGCGCGCTGCACGCGGGGAAGCGAGTTTCGGAGCGGCGTAATGACGGGATAGAGGTTCTTCGCCGGCGCCTGGAGGTCATAAGCGTTGAGGCCGGTCGCGACCGTGACCGCCTTGGCGAGGGCGTCGTTCGGACGGGCGAGGGATTCCTTGGTGAGACGCAGGGTCTCTTCGGTGGTTCGCAAAAGGCTCATGATGGTTCTTTCCTGCTGGTTGATAGAAATGTGAGGAGGGAGGGCGCGGTGGCGAGTAGCGCGGTCAGCGGGCCCGCTGTCCTCCCGGCGAAGCCGGAATCGTCGGATTCACCGCACCCAGAATCTGTTCAGCTTAGATTTCCCGCTTTGCGAGAAGGCCGGCCGCGGATCGTACGTTGAGATCGCGACAGCGCTGACGGTGAAAGGCCGATGTCCAGGACGCTTCTGACCTAACCGACTTGAAGCAGCTCTAGACGCGCCCCTCGTTTACGGCTGCTATCGACGATCCGTTGAGTCAGACCACGGCCGGTCTAGCGCTCATGTCACGAGCCGAGCAGAATATCGCTTCGACAAGGCTATCGGGCGAAGAAGCGGTCAGCGCATAGGACAATCCATTCGCCCGGAATACAACAGCGAACCCTTCACTGAGCCGCGATTTCTGAATCTTCTGATCTTCGCCGAACGTCTCGCCCTCAATGTCGCGATAGGACGGGCCGGACCCATGAAGTAGAACCAACAACTCGGCCCGAGGCCCGACGCTGGCGACGAGATCGACATTCGACAATGCGCCAGGGAGAGCAGCATCGCGGATCATGACGTGCCCGGACCGCATCGTCGCGACGGTCGCGTGAGACATATCAAGGCTTAGCGCTTCAGCGATCGTCGTTGCTTCAGGGTAATTTGTGGCAAGGAAACCGCGCGCTAAGTTGTTAATTGTATCTCTCAGGTCGATCATCGCTCGGCCGGAACCTTTGTCGGGACGGCGTTTTAAGCGGCTAACGATTTCCTTGCTCAAGCACAGCTCAGTTATTGAAGGTCAATCACACTCTTTGGCCGACTGTTCAGGTTAATGTCAGATCACGGAGCCAGATAGGCCTGACTTACGCGAATCTCGAAACCGAAAGACCGAATGACCGCTTGGAATTTCCCGACAAAAGCGTACGCGTTAACGCTCATTTTGGAACAAGCTCGACGAGAACATGCTTGTCGGCCGCCTCCAGCCATTTCTCACAGAGTTCGCGGCTCTCGATCGCGCTCCGCCGCCCGTTCGAGCCGCGCCTAGCTTCCGGCGGACAGGACCGAGTCGGCGTCTCTTACAATACGCAACATATACTCTTCCGGCGTCATCGCCTTGAGGTCAATTCCGTTTGCGATCAATTTCGAATACGGCCGCGTAATTTCCTGAAGCCTTTCCGACGGAACGCCGAGCTTGCGGCCCAAATAGACGACTTCAGCCGCCCGAAAGTAAGGCCCAGTTCGAAACCATCGCATGGGCTCGCTGTCTTGCGCTAGGAAATCAAACAGGCGCTGCACCGTCGTAACCGCGCCGACGTAAGGTCTGAGGAAGCCAGTTACGGCCTCGGTCACCTTGCGCTTGAGCTCGTCGGGGGTGAACTTCGGCATGAATAGATTGGCCCCGGGCCAGTTCGCCAAACTTCCGAGCGAACAATGCAACCAGCACCACCAGCGAGGGGGAACGAAGTCACTGTTGCGGATGATCGGATCGGCATAGCGATTTCGGCATCCCTCAGCGAAACTCTCCGCTTCCTTGTTGCGAACCCCGAGTTCGCCCGTCAAGAACCCCTTGGGAGAACCATGAGTACTGAAGAAGAGAATATGTTCGACCTCCGCGGTGCTCCAATCGGCGCGGTAGGTCAATTTCGCAACCCGCTCGTAACCCACGCCGGCGAGAGCTGAAGCCAAGAGATCATCGAGCTTAATTGCGGCCGCATTTGCTTGCCCATTATCTTGGACGTCGGCCTTATCCGCCGGCGCAGCCTTTGTCGCGAGGGCGGTGAAGACGTCGTCGCCCAAGGCCTGTCGCAGCGCGGCCAAAGCCGCAGCCTGCTCCTCGGAGGACAATCGGCCGGCGCCCACGCCGACCGCACCTGAAATGGCAGGCACCACGCCGGAATTGTCCTGCCTCTCTTTCCCTGACAAGGCATCTTTTTCAAACTTGCGATCTGCATCGGCCAGAGGCCTGTCCGTCGGCTTGTTTGTCGGCTCTTTCACAACGAAGGACCTCCTCCTCCAGGATAAGAAAACGCTCGAATTCGGATTCCGGATTCCAAAAGCCTCATGACCAGATAGGCTTTGCGCAAATTGATGTACAAACAGCCGTTACAAAACGTCTCATAGGCAACCGCTGTAATCTTTCCGTTCAGCTGCGGGACGTAAACGCCACCGGCTTCTAAAAGGGCTACGTCCTTTTCGACCTGATCCTTATCCACACTTATCGCATCGTACTGGGTCGTTTTTACTTCGACACCTATGAGCTCTCTCGTTTCGGGATCTAGCGCTATAAAGTCGTAGAAGCGCAATCCTAAACCTGGAATCCGTACCGATATCGGACCATTTGATGCTATCAGAAAGCCGCGCGCCACGTAAGCGGCCTGGGCGTCTAAAACGCCCTGGTCATGCTGGTCATTTGGTCCGCTGCCGTTGAAAGGAGTCCGGTTGGCCCTGCTAGCGGCTTCCGCTTCGGAAACCGGATTGAGGTATTTAAACCAATTGGCAGAATTGTCGGCGATCTGTACGCCTTCCGGAATAGGTCGTTGCTTCGTCGGAGGCGGTTCAGATTCCGTATCGGAAGAATCGGGCGTCGCATCTGTCCAATCGCCGCTGGTCCATTGACCGCTCTGGCGTCCATTTCCTGGCGGCACGCGGGGCTGGTTCGGATCGTAAGCCCGTTCGAGCTCTTCCAAAGTTCCGGCAAAGCGCACGAATGCGCTGACCATATCGTTCGGGGCGACGCCCGCTTTCATCAACTCATCCGCAACAAACAGCCTCCGCGCGTCCTCAACCGGCTGCTCGAGCTTGGCTACGCCGCTCAGCGCGAGATGGATCAGCGCCAGTGTCGTCTCGCCTTCGCGCCGCTTGGCGACGGCCCGACGCAGATGCGCGATCGAACGTGGCGCGACCGGACGGCGATGAGCAGCGCTGAGCAGCGCGATGAGCCGCGCGTCGTCGCATGACGCACCGTCATCTATGCCGCCACACGCCGCGCTCGCGGCCTTCGCGAGAGCGGTTCCCGCGCCTAAGAGCAGTGCGTCTCCCTCGAAGGTCATTTCGGCGTAGAAAGGCGCGTCTGCGCCGCGCGTGCGCCATCGCGCCCGCAATGCGTCTGGCGTCATCGTTTGCCTCTAGAATGAGAAAGCCGCTGTGAGTGCGCCGCCTCAGCCGCGGCGGCTGGTCGGATTGGCCAGGCTGATCTTCATCAGCGCGTACGCGCGCTCTTCCGACGGCAGCGCCGCCAGCTTTCTCACGGCGTCCTCGACCGAGGAGACGGCGCCGCCGTCGCCTCCGCCACCGTCATGCGCCTTCGCCACCGCTCGGATCGCAGCCTTCGCGGGCAGCGGCTGCGCCTCGAGCGCGGCGACGCGGGCGGCGAGCGATTTCAGGTTCGGCGTAAACTCCGCAATTTGGTCTCGCAGCGCCGCCAGCTCGCCTAGCGCCTTGACGAGCGCTGCTGAGGGAGGGGCGGGCTCGCGCGCGTTCGGGAGAGGCGGCGCTGCGAGGGACGACGCGGCGCTTCGCGCTGCGTCGGGTTCCTGAACATTCGGCCGAGGAGACGCGTCGGACGCGGCGCAGGTGGTCTCGGCCTGCTTCTCGAGCTTGGCGTTTAAGGCGCGCGCCTCGACAAGGAGCGCTGCGAGATCGGCGAGGCGATCCGCCGCGCCGCTCGGCGCTTCGCTTTGATCGTCATCATTCGCCGAGGACTTGGACTGCGCTCGCGACGGCCCGCCGGCGTCTGCCGTAAGCCCCTTGGCGAATCCCCTTCGCTCCGAGCGGCCGTCCTTGATAACCTCGAACGTCGCGTCCGGCAGGCAAGGGAAATCGACCAGCGAAATTTCGCGCGGCTCGGCCGTGTAGCGAGTCAAGCCATTGTCCGGGTCCGGCCAGCGCGCGACGTATCGTCCGCCCTGACTGAACCCGGTGTAAACGCCCTCCTCCACTTTCCGCCACTCCTCGTCGTCGACGATCTTTGCGGCGACGAGGATGCGCTTTTGCTCATCGTCGAAGGCGATGTCGGTCAGCTTGCCGGCGGCGATGCGGCCATGCATCGCGCGCACCGCGCCGAACGACTTGCCGCCGCTCGCCTCCGTCGCTTCCGCCGACCAAGCCTGGTAGTACGGCTTCGTCGTGGCGTAGTCGCAAATCTCGCCGGATCGATCGGGGATCTCGGCGGTGACGACGCCGTGGACGAGCCGTTGGTCGATATCGACTTTGGCCAGCGGCACGAAGAGCTTCAAGTCGGACATAGCGGCTCCAATAAAAAGCCGGAGCGCAAAGCGCTCCGGCGCAAAACCGAAGTCAAAGATCGAAAATGGTCCGGGCTGGCTGAGGGGACTGAACCGAGGCTCGGTCAGTCGACGCCGCCGCTCAGAGAACGCTGTGAAACGTTTCGACGCATTCGTTGCAGATGAAAACGCCGGCGCCGGCGCCAAGGCGCACTTTCGGCGCAGCCCGCCCGCAGAAAGAGCAAGCGCTCACCTGCTTAGCCGGCCTTCCGCTTCCCTCTTTGAGCCCCGTCACGCTTTGCCGGACGAACTCGATAGCCACCGCGCGGAGCTGCGAGGCGCGATCGTCCTTGACGGTCAAGAACAGAGCGCAAGCCTCGGCGAGGGCGTCGTCATAGCGCTCGCTCACCCAATCCTCGGCCATCTTGGCCAGCTTGGCGTCGGCTTCCTCACCGAAACTACAGGGTTGGCTGCGCATGCCCAACTCGCCGCGCGAATCCAGCGATTCGCGATCAATGCAGCGGTCATACTCGCTCACAAGGCTTTAAAGTATAATGACGATTATAGGAACGATAGGTTACGCCTCGACTTGTCTCATCGTCCGCGACGGAACAGACCCCGCCGAGCAACGAGTTTGCTAACCGTGTTCAGGGTCGCTGCGCTCGGCTAAAAGGTTGAAATAGGGCTCTGACCGAGCATTGGCGATATCGTTTGGGCTCCAATCAAAATTCGCGACGTAGTGCCTTGCGGAGCTTACGGACGGATCCCAATCGTGGGTCGTGGCGAACGGCCCCCTTCTATGCTGACGATCGTATAACCCTTACTCTCGAGGAGAGCGACCGCTTCGAGAGCGTCAGATCTTCTCCAAGCGTACTCCGCCTGACTGCGGAACGCTCTGGATCGTAAATCATTCGGCAGCTGAGATTCCCAATCCGGCATTTCCGTTCCCTCAATCATGAAGCCGACTCCGAGCGAACTCTGTAAAGTGGCGGTCAACTGCTTGGTCGCCGCGACGTTGGAAGATTCCGAGGCAGACGCGGAAACGGTTCCGAAGCGCCGCCGGACGATCCGTCTTCCTGACGGCGGCCGCCGCATCAGCCGAGTTCGTGACCTTCGACAACTCAACCTCCGAAGGACCTCGGACCTGAACAATTGTATGCCCTTTGACAGCACCGGCTCTTCGTTCAAGCATAAATCGAAGGATCACAGACCGCTGAGGGGCTCGTAGTGCAACTCCGTGATTTGTCCGTCAAACTGCGAAATTCGCATGTTCAGAGCACCGACGGAATTTGGACTCCGCTGGGCCAAAGCTTTGAGTTGCTCGCTCCTTAATCCGATGACATGCCAGAAGTCGCCGTCTGACGATACAGTCATCGGTTGTTGGGCGTTAAATACCGCTTCGCCACAATCTTCGATCACTATCATCTGTGCAATTTTCAGAGCGATCTCCGCGCTGACTATTCTCTGATTAGCGAACCGGCGCATCTTCATCGTCGGAAAAATGGGCTCCTCGATTGGGTTCTCCATACCGCTCTCCGTTCGCACATATCTATTTTAAGGCAAGTTTTAGCGAAGCGCCCAGGGGCGAATGACCGGCTATTCAAAATCACTTATCGCGCAGCCCACTGCTCAATTCTCGTATTGTATATTAAATCGACAATTTGACCATCGTACTGTGAAATGCGTAGGCTGAGCTGTCCAATTGGCACGGGCTTCCCGAATTCATTTTCTTCCGAAGCGTCATTCGCGTTTCCGAGCACGTGCCAATAATCGCCAACAGCGGTGGTTGCGAAGGGAAGCTGAGCCTCCGCTCCGCGGTCGCCGTGATCCTTGAGGGCAATCAACCGAGCGATCTCTGCGGCCATGCTCTCGGAGATTATTTTGCGGTTAGCGGCGCGACGTTGATCGATGTTCTGAAACGGTGGTTCGAAGAGAGAAGCCATTTAGAGCTCCTTCTAAGATTCGATGTCCTAACTATAGAGTCGCGAATGTCAAAAGATTGGATGATAGAGTCTTACCCAACGACTCCGGATTGAGATTGCGAAACTGATACTGCACGCCCGGCCCCGCAGCATACACGACAGCTATCGGGATAGCCGGCAGAGGCGCGCCTGGAATAAGTCCGGCTTCCGCGCCTCGTGCGCCGGTGTACGTCACGCCCGCCCCTAAGATCGCATGAGCATAGACGATTGTCTGCTCCGTTGTAAGGGTCGGATCCTCACCGGTCTTAATTTCGATGCCTCGCAAGGCTCCAGACGGAAGTCGGTATAAAATATCTAGACGCGCAGTGATGCCGCCGATGCTAAGATAAGCCTCGGTCGTAACTTGATATCCGAGGCTACGGATATAATCCGCCCATTGCTTTTGCACTGCGTCATGGAAATCGCCTTGATACGCCGCGTCCTGGATGTATCTGGCATTTTCATTCTTAGTCGGAGGATTGCCCTGCTGAGTTCCATCGGCCGTCGTGACCCTTCCGCGCTCATCATGATACGGATTGAACTTTCCAAGCTCCGTCGGCCGCTCGCTCGCCTTCCCTGAGGGAGCCAACCCCAAATCCGCTCTCGCCTCGTCGACCGTCTTGACGCCGCAGCCGACCAAGATTTGCAGCGTCTGCGCCTGTTGCAACGGATCGACCACGTCGTCGCCGGCCCAGGCGAATTCGAGGTCGTCTTCGCTGAGATAGACCTGGATGATCCGGTCAAGCGCGTCCTTGACCCAGGCGCGCATCGGCGCGAGGCCCTCCTGCGTCGCCTGCAAGCGCAAAGTTTCGGCGGTGGCGCGATTGACTGTGCCGACGAACGGCGAGACAGGTACCGAGAACGCGTAGCAGACCAGACGCGCCAGCCACTCGTCGTACTGATCCTTCAGCGGCGGCTGTCTCGTTTCCTGTAGCTTGAAGCCCGACGGCATGAATTTCAACATGCGCCGCCGGCTTATGTTTCCGATCATCAGCGCGTCGAAATAATCCTGGAACTGCTTGATCTGATCGAGCGTCCACTCCTTCGGCAGAGTCGCGAAAGAATCGGGAATCGAGCCTGAATGATAGTATTCGAGCGTGGCGATGTCGCGTCTGAGCGCGATGTTCACGGTGAGCGCGATCTGCTCGACCGGGCTCATGCCATAGAGCTTATGCGCGCGCGCATTGCGCGGCAAATACATCAGCTCGGCCGTCGAGAAATCGGCCGCCGGCACGCCGTGCAGCACCTGCTGATAGGCCGGGTCGGGCGGATCGGGCGCTCTTCCGTCCTCGCCAATCAGGGGGAAGATCGTCGCGCCGTCGACAATGTCGAGCGAATAGAGCGTTCCGTCGCGGGCGAAACGCGGATAGATCGTCGCCGCGTCGATGACCAGCATGTCTTCGAGCAGCATACGCAGCCAGGCGGCAAAAGCGTGCCGCCGGTCCGGCCGGGCGAGAAAGGCGAGCGTCGCTTTGATCCGTGCTGCCTCGTCCGGCGCGGCGGCCTTCGGATCGCGCGGCCGCACCGTGAAGCTCAACGCCGCGATCTGATCCTTGCGTGTCTCGATCACCGCACGCAACAAAGGCAGCGCGTCGGCGAGCGCGCGCAATTCGGCGAAGCCGATCGCCGCCGAGGCGCGCGGCGTATAAGAGACGTTGGCCCCAAACGGATAGTCGAATTGCCGCCCCTTCGCTTCGGGCGGCGCCATCGGCTGCAAGGGCTGAAGCGGCCCGAACCAAGTCTCCGGCGCGACGCCGGTGATCGCATAGCGCGCCGCCGTCGCGATCCGAGCGAACAAGCTCGGCGGCAGCGGCCTCACGGTCCCTTGGTCGCTCATGGCTTCGCGCTTTCTTGGCTTTGGCGAGGTCTATGACGGAGTTTGGCCTGGGCGTCCCCTCCCTCCAATCAGAAGAGGAAGACTGAACGAGGGTACGCCCGATAAAAGGAATTCTACGCCGACGGCGCGCTTCGGCAGGCGGGCGTCATTCCCTTCATTAAAACTTTGTGTAAATTCGAACCGCTTCGAGGCTCGTCGTGATTCGCCGCCCGCTCTTCGCTCTACTCTTCGCCTGCGCCGCCGTGGCGCCGGCCGCCGCCAGTTCGGGTTGGACCTTCTGCGTCGCGTCCGCGCTCGGCTCGAAGGATATCTGGATCACCAGCCTGTTCACCGCCCCGACCGACCGCGAAAAGCTCGAGGAAGAGCTGAAGGCCTTTCTCGAGCGCCAGGGCCGTCAGCGCATCGTCGCGCAATGCCCGCACCCGACCGAGGACAAGGTCTCGGCGCTCAACGCCCAGACCACGGCAGAGGAGTTCAACCGCAAGCTCGGCTCGGTGCTGCATGGCCTGTCGGCGCGGGAGTTCCCGCCGAGGTAGTTTCCCCTCTGTCGGGTGGGAGAGAAGATCACGCCCGCCTCGCCGCCTCCCGATAATACTCCATTATTCCCGTGCTCGGGCCGCCGATCAGATCGCTCACCGCCCAGACCAGCGCATCCGCCCGGTCCGGCGAGAACCCCGCGGCGCGCGCGTCGAAACCCGGCGTCAGCGCGCAGAGCTGGTCTTCGAGCTTGGCGAAGAGGCCCACATGATGGACGAGGCCGCGCTCATAGGCGGCGGCGACGGGCTCGGCGCGGACATATTTGCCGCGCGTCGCGGTCACCCGCCTGACCGGCAGATTGGCGTCGCATTGGCGCAGCACGTTTTCGACCATCTCGCCGCCATTGTTGGATTCGGCGACGACGCGATTGGCGCGATGGCGATGATGGGCGCTGGTCACCCGCGCCGCCCAGCCGGCCGGGCTGTCGCCCTGGCTGCTGAGATCAGCTAGCACATAGATCGCGCCGTTCTCAGCGCGACCGGCGACGATGATGCCGCATTCGTCCGCCTCAACGCCCGACGTCGCCGGCGGATCGACCGCGACGACGACCTCGCGGAACTCGCGCGGCGCCGCGAGGGCGGAGATACGTCCGCGTTCGAGCAATTCGCGCGTCCACAGCGCGCCAGGCGTCTCGTCGAGAATCTCGGCATAGATTTCCTGCTGGCCGAGCCGGCTGTCTTTGTAGCGCGCAGCGATCGTCTTGATGAACGCGCTGGCGAGAAAGTCCCTGTTGTCGAACGTGACGCCGCGCGTGACCTTGATCGCCGGATCGGCGACGAGGGTCTTGATGATCTTGATCGGCCGCGGCGTCGTCGTGACCACGACTTGCGGCAGGTCGCCAAGTCTTAGGCCGAGCAAAGCCTGGTCGTACGTCTCAGGATAGCGCCAGGCCGCCAGCTCGTCGGCCCAGAGTTTTGCGTGCTGCTCGCCGCGCAGTCGATCCGGCTCCTCCGCGGAGAACAGCAGGGAGACATTGCCGTTCGGCCAAGTGAGACGCCTCGTCGAGCGCGCATAGGTCGGCCGCTCCGCATTCGGGCAGCAGGCGAGCAGGCCCGATTCGCCAAGCACCATCACATCGCGCGCATCCGCCGCAGTCGCGCCGATCAGATTGACCGGCGAGTATGTCTTGATCCAACGCCGCACCGTTTCGGCGCCCGTTCGCGTCTTGCCGGCGCCGCGGCCAGCGAGGATCAGCCAAGTCACCCAATCACCGTCCGGCGGCAACTGGTCTGGGCGCGCCCAGAGAGACCAGTCGTAGAAGAAGTGACCGCATTCGGGTTGCGTGAGATGCCCCAGATAGTGTCGGCGCTCGTCTCGTTTAAACGCGATCAAGTCTCGGATGTGGCGGGTGGCGGACGAAAGCTCCTCAGACGCCTGCGGATGTTTCATCCAGCGCCTCGGCGTTATCTTGTTCGGCCGCGGCGCGGCGCGCATCCACTTCGGATAATTTCCTCAGAATGCGTTCGCGCATCGCACCGAGTTCGCCGCCGTCCGCCTTGGCGACAAGGCCCGGCAGCATCGTTTCCAGACGCTCGATCTGCTGTTTGGCAAATTCCGCCGCATCGCGCGGCGTGGCTGGCTTTGACTGAGCGGCGGACTGGCGGCGCGCCGTTCCGGCGCCGGCCGCGGCTTTCGGGCGGCGCGGTTTAGCAGCGGTAGACATACTGGCCTCCGAGTACGTGGATGTGAGATTGCCCGTGGTCGGCGGAGATTGCCCGGCGCGATCGGAGGCGCCGGAAGTCGCCGTCAAACATTCAGAGGCAAAAGCTGAGAAAGAGGAGAAGCGGGAACCCGTCGCGAGCTCAACTCGCTCCATCTCCACTGTGCCTGATTATGCCGTTAGTCGCGTAAACGCGCAATCCTTTTTTCTAAAAAATCGAAAATCTGGGCAAATAGACATTATCTGTCAGTTAGTTACGAAGAAAGAGGCGGTCTTAGAAACTGCTCCAATTCTTGCGAAACGCGGCGAAGCAATGCCGGGCCTTCAACTTCGCCCCTTCACGAACCCCAGTTCGGCGATCGTCCAAATCACGACGCCAAGCGCCACGACATCGATCGCCAGCGTCAGCCAATGCGGCGCCCATCCCTCGGACTTCGGCTCGTACCAAGT